AAATGCCTGTTTGGAAACTTTATGATGTTGTCAGTCATACCACCCATCCTGTGTTTGGCTTCAAGCTGCGCTTGCTACTATAACCTCTTGAGTAGCCGCCAGCAATGGCACCATTTTCAGCAAAACTTAAGACAAAAGCGTCAGCTACGTCCGGGCTTCTCTGCCCTCTGCGCTTCATCTCGTCCTTGCTCTCGACCTTCAGCTTACCATTAGACAAGTATTTATACCTAATCCCGGTGATTTCTTGTATCAAGGTTGCATCATTCGGTATATGGCAATCTCTTGCCTCAAACCATTCACGAGCATTCCAGAACAATTCATCCCGCAGCCGGTTAAACCTGTCTCTCAAGCTTGCAGTTTCCGACACAGATATCGCCACGGCAGGTAAATCTAGCTCTCTCAACCTGTCAGCCAGCCCTGCTCCAATGCCAATCGCATCAATATATATGCTTTGAGGGCGTAAGCGATAGTTGCAAGCCTCATACTCTGACAGCACAATACCAGCCATCTCCATAATATCTCTGCCCTGATACGTCTTAATTGGCTCTATAAGCACGTTACCTTGCCGTTTAGCGATAGCACTCCTGTCACCGCCAAATCTTGCAACGTCTACTCCCCATACAACCGGCGTAGTGGGTGAGGCTTCGATTTCTCTTTTAGTTGCTTCTTCAACCAAATAGAGCGGCAATAACACATCATCAGATTGCGTAGGGAACTGACCAAGTACACGCACCCTGTAAACATTAGACTCTTCACCGTATTTGTCCTTCATCTCCTCAAGAAACTGCTCAGAAACTGTGGTTGCCTCGTGACAACTCACCGTCATCGTGTGCCAACGCTCACGCTGAGAATGGTGACTATCAAAGAAAAAACCCTCAGACCGCGTAGGGTTCCCGCACATAACCGTCTTCGCACCGGCTGTGGACATTGCACCCTCACCGACCTGGAAGACAACATCCGGTATACCTGACGCTTCCTCACACAAGAATAACATATTCTCTGAGTGAAAACCCTGCAAAGCCTCTGGGTTCTCCCTGCGACTTGTTCGCGCAACCGCAAAGCTGTCACTAGCCCCCTTGAGGCTAATCTTGTCGCTCTTGAACTCCAGCAACTGCTTGAAACCCTCGGGCAACTTCCTTGCCCATTTATCTATCTCAGTCCATAGCACATCGCTCAACTGATGCGCCGTGTTTGCCGTCACAGCAACCTTGCACGGATAATGCGTTACAAGCCACCACAGAACCAACCAACTCTGAAACGCCGTCTTGCCGACACCGTGACCAGACGCAATGCTAACCTTATCGTGACTTGCAACGGCCTTGAGTGCCTCGGCTTGCCACGGCTGGGGTTTTGCATTGAGAATGCTGGTGACGAATAAAACCGGGTCATTGTGCAACTGAACGAGCAGGTCGGTGTTCTCAGTCTTTTTCAACTTCAACAGCCTCCGCATCAATGGTGTTATTCTCTAGCCGCTGACGCTCTATCTGCGCCGCTGCCAGCTTCAACTCGTCAACAAAGCTTACAACCTTATGCTCGTGTTCGACCTTCTGGTTCTCGCCGTAGAACTTCGGATACAACTTTGCCGCTCTCCACTTGTAAGTATCAATGACAACTCTCGCCTGCTGGGCGTCAAGCTCTCCATACTTCATAAGCTCAATAGCATCGTCAATATCATCGTCAATCTTCTGAGCGCGAAGCTCCATAGCGACCTTGTACTGGTCGCGGAAATCAGCGTCATCGCGCAGCCACTTGCTAATCGTCATAAACGTAGGGATTTGCTTGTGAGTGCAAGCCTTCCTGGCAGACATACCGTCAGAAACAAGCTCTATGAACTTTTTCTTGCCACGCTCTATCTCTTTCGGGTCAGTGATTTTACGCCCCATTTGGTACTCCTATATTCGTCACATAGCAGACTTGATATAGCAGTGCAAGAAAACTTGCAACTTTTGGGGTGTGGGGGTGGTTTTAGTGTTTTGAGGTTTAAGGGGGGGTAGAGGGGATTAGATGTGGAATGTTATATATTTATGCCGCGCCCCGCGCAGATTCGATGGGGGGGTGTATCAGCGTGTTAGCACATAAGCACACCAAACATTATGCGACAAAGATAACAAACATTATGCGACAAATGCCATCGCGCCAGGTTGAGGCGTGACGGCTTGCAACGACTGCCGACTAGCAATCATACACCGGAACCACCAACGCCAGCCAGAGGGCTGATTTGGGCGATTGTGCCAGGTTAACCGAATCTAGGTTAACTCGCGCGTGTGGTGATATAATACCGCATAAGTGTGATGCCCCCTCAATCCCCTATCCAATCCCCCCATAATCCCCGCGCCAAACGCGGCAAGAGTTGCAAGTTTTTGAGCGATACAGTCATTTTTTTCTTGATTATGTCAATTTATGCTTTACAGTAATAGATAAGGAAACAAACAAGGGAATCAAAACAATGTCTGAAAAAATCCATATCGGCCACATTATCATCGTTCTTTTGGCAATCAAACAAATGGCAGATATTGCCGCTTTCATCGTTTCATAAAAGAGGGAACCAAACCAATGTTCAATAATATTATTCTAATGACAATCGGCCTTTTACTTATCCTTGGCGGCACAATGGATGCCATCACCGGCTTTCAAAATGGCCTTTATATGCCAATCGCGCTTGGCGCAATCGGCCTTGTCACATTCTTTTTACCGTTAATCGAATCAAGCTTGGAAGGATAAACCAATGACCAAACCATTACCAAAACAGCAGGCGCAGCTTGTCTCTGAATATTCATACTATATTGGGCGAAATGCAGAATATGAACAGGCTTTAATGCAGGCCAGCTTAGACAAAAACGAAGCCGCCTTGAAAGATTGCATAGTAAAGGCAAAATGGGCGGCAAATGCGGCAATGACTGCGGCGCGTTGCCTTGGCTTATCGCCAGAATTTATCCCCTCAATCATTAAACAAAGGTCTCAATAAAACCGGCTGGCACGGTCTAACCGTGCCGCCTCTTGGACTGTCTAAGGACAAGCCAAGCGGCGTATAGTCGAAACTGAAAAGGGAACCGAAACAATGAAACAATTGACCAAAACCGAAATGGCCGTGATGGCTGGCAAATCCGTCTTCCATTCCTTGCGCGTCAAATCCGTTGCCGATGGTATGGCAAAGACGGAACGAGCTTTGAAAAAATCAACCAATGTAAAGCTTGGCAAGCGCGTTACCAAGGGCAAGCTTTCCGGCTTTCCCATTCTCACATTGACATTAGAAGAACGCGCCACTTGTCCAGCGTCTTGCATTCATTGGAACGACTGTTACGGCAATAATATGATGAACGCCACCCGATATGCTGGCGATGAAGCATTGTTGCAGCAAATCGAATCCGATTTGACGCATTACCAAGCCAAATATCCGAAAGGATTCCTTGTCCGGTTGCACGTTCTTGGCGATTTTTATTCCGTTGCCTATGTCGCGCAATGGGCAAAATGGTTGTCAATGTTTCCGGCTTTGCACGTTTATGGATATACTGCAAATCAACCCGATGCCATCGATAGCAAGGAACGCGCTATAGGCGAAGCCATCCTTTCATTGCGCTTGGCTTGCGGCATTCGCTTTGCTGTTCGTTTTTCCGGCTCATATAGTGATGAATTTGCAGCATTGTCGCAAGACGATGAACGAAGCGTTGCCTTGTTAGCTGAAAAGAAAGCTTTCCTTTGCCCTACTCAAATCAGCAAAGAGACTGGAAAGCTTGCCAAGAAAGATGAGCCAACACTTGCGCCCGATTGCGGTTCTTGTGGCTTATGCTGGCAAGCTTCAAAGCCGGTTGTTTTTCTTACTCATTAACCGGCTGGCACGGTTAGACCGTGCCGCTTTATAGCCGCTTGTCGATTGGCAAGCGTCTATATGGCGAAAGCCTATCACGAAGCAAGAAAGGGAAAGATAATGGAATTAGAAACGCAAGATTTATATTTATACGCATTGCACGATGGCGATTTGTATCGCCAGCAACGTGAAAGCATTGAAAGCAATTTGCAGCGCAAATTCAACAAAGGCATATATGACAGCGAAAAAGCCGCCAAGCTATGGCTTTATTTTGCCGATAATGCCGCGCAAAAATACCATAAGGATTTTCGTTTAAATGGCAAATGGCATAAAGCTTTTAATATTGACGTTCGCCGTGAATTGGCTGGCTTGTTTGAATCTGAATATTTTAGCCTTTTAAAATGCCGCGCTGAATAGGAAAGGGAAAGAAAATGCACATTAAAATGACAAAAGAAACCGCCAATGCCGCGTTAATCGCCATTGATTGCGAATTAGACGAATATCAATCAATGGGCGCTGATGAACCGGAATTGCTCATTCGTTATGGATTAATGATGCAAGCCAAAGGACAAATCTTGCTGGCATTTAACGAAAGTAAAAGCAAATGAACCGTGAAACCATATCAGGCGGGCTGGCGTTTGTTGCGCTTTGCCTTGCCTTTATTGCGGCATCACTTGCCAACGATGGCTTGCCGGTACTGCTAACGATTGCAGCCGGTTGCGTATTGGCAACCGTTGCAAGCTTCATTCTAAAATAAAAGCTTGCAATCCTTGTCGGATTGCTTAATCTAAATTGACAATAACAGGAAAGGGAACCAGTTATGATTCAGATACCAAAGCAAAAATCGGTTGAAAAATCGGTCAGGCTATCGGTTGAGCGCAACGGCATATCGGTTGAGCAACATATCAAAGCTATGAGCGATATTATGTCAGATGGCTTGCCAGCGTTCATTGAGCATATGCAAGCATTGCAAGGCAAGCACATTACGAAACAGGAATCAGACGCGCATATTAGCAAAGCTGAACCGAATATGGGCAGCGACATAGCTGATTTATGTGATGACCTTTATATGCAATTCAGAAAGGGAAACGACAATGGCTAGATATTTAGTTGAAACAAGCGCGGTCATAACGCAAACGGTTGAGATTAACGCCGACAGTTTAGAGACCGCCAAAGAATGGGCAATGGATTTGCTGAAAAAGCAAATAGTTGATTACCAAGGCGAGGCAAGCTTCGGTTCTGACCCGCACCATAACCCATTCGAGTTTTACGATTTGGAAACACTACAAGCAAACGAGGCAGGATGATGGATAGATACGAAGAAGCATTTTACGCTGAAGAACGTAAAAAAGAGCGCGAACGGTTAAAGGGTAACACCATCGAAAGCGCAATCGAGTTCGTCATTTGGGTTGACCAGTTTGACCCATCTGATGATGAGATGGCAACGGTTGTCCACGCCTTGCCAGACACTGAACAGCAACGGTTAAAGAACGCCGTTGCAAAAATCAAAGCAATGAAGGGAAATCAAGACAATGGATAAATGGCAAAAAATCAGAGCCAAGCGGCTCAAGGCACAAGCCAAGGGTCTACGCAATATGACAGATGACCAGCGCGAAGCTGTACGTCTGGCGCAAGAGGCCATCAGCAGCTTTGTTGGCGAATGGACAGAATCATTCGACATTTATGACCCAGATACACCGCGCAAGCTTCAATCGGCATTCTGGAAATTGCAAAACGCTTTTGAGATAGAGGATTAGACAATGACAAATCCAAACACAAACGGCTTCGGATATTACGATAAATATTATGGTCAGCTAGTAGGCGCAAAGATTACAGCCTATTGGGAAAGTGACGATGGGTTTCCGACATTCGGCATTGTGCATCCTAAATTTGGCGCAATGGTCATTGAAGTTAGCCAAGACCCAGAGGGCAACGGCGAAGGGTTTTTGTTTATCTCTGACAAGTCAGAGGTAGCGTGATGAACGTGCTATCGCTTTTTGATGGTATGGCTTGTGGTCGCATCGCTCTTGAGCGTTGCGGCTACAACGTCACCAATTATTACGCATCTGAAATAGACAAATATGCTATGAAGGTTGCCAAGGCTAACTATCCAGATATCCAGCATTTAGGTGATGTTCGGTCTGTCATTACTGATGACTTGCCGGAGATTGATTTGCTCATAGGCGGGTCGCCGTGTCAGGGCTTTTTTTTTGCTGGCCGTCATTTAAATTTTCAAGACCAACGTTCAAGGCTTTTCTTTGAGTATGTTCGCATATTGGAAGAAACTCAGCCGCGCTACTTCCTGCTGGAAAACGTGCGTATGAGCAAGGAAAGTGAGCGAGTCATAAGCGAATTTCTTGACTGTGAGCCTGTTACCATAAACAGCAATCTGGTGTCGGCTCAGAACCGACATCGTTTGTATTGGACAAATATTCCTGTTGATGGCTTACCAGACGATAAGGGCATCAAACTTGCTGACATCATAGAGTCGGGCAATGTTGACCGCGACAAGGCTCATTGCATTGACGCTAACTATTGGAAGGGCGGCAACTTAAAATCATACTTTGAGAAAAACCGCCGACAGCTTGTCTTTGGTCAATCGGTTGATGATTATCGTAAGTTGTCGCCAATAGAGTGCGAGAGACTGCAAACAGTGCCGGAAAACTACACCGCTCACGTTAGCAACACACAACGATATAAAATGCTTGGCAACGGTTGGACGGTTGACGTTATCGCTCACATTCTAAAAAACATTGAGGTTTCATAAAATGCCAAAAGCAAAACCACAAACGGTTACAATCGACAGCAATTACAAAGTCGAGATTGAGCCATACAATCACACGCTAATGCGGCGCAACGACAACAAAAAGACCGGCTGGGATACGATGGGCTATTACAGCACAATGGCAACCGCATTGAGAGCCGTTAGCCGTGACAACGTGCTAAAAGGCAGAGACTGTAACCTAAACGAATATGCTGAAGGTGTGCTGGCGAGGGCATCAGACCTGCTATGTCACAAAAACCCCTAGCATTTACCTATTAAGCGACACGATAGAACAGGCCGGTTTTCCGGCCTTTTCTTTTGCCTGTGACAGAATCGTGACAAGAAACCTGCAAGCTATTGTTTTTGCTTGTTAGTCGTTCCAATTCATCATCGGTCTGACACATTAGAACGGACGCGGCAATCCTAAGCCTATCTTACGCCAAGCATCATCAGACTGGTCGGTCAGCATAAATCCATTGACAGCCTTCAAGATATCATCATAGCGGAAATACTCATCCTTATATTTGTAATACAGCTTCTCAGCAGCACTCTTTGCGTATTCTTGCTGCTTATGGGTTAGTGTCCGACACTGAGATGCCGATTCCTGGCGATTTGAGCGTGCTGGACGGCCTTTGGCCTCTTTCCGCACCCAACCCTGCCAAAATGCTCTACAAGAGGCGTATGCGGCTTTATTGCCGTTCTTTTCATTCCAGAGCGTGATATCGGTCAAAGTCTCTGACCAGTCAATGCCAAGGTCGGTTGCGTATTGCTTATCAGCGTCATCAGGCGACCAATCCACTAAAAGCTGTTTTTTAGCTTTTCCCTTATTATTTATTATAACGGTTCTATTATGGTTAGTGTGTCTGTGTGACACCTCTAGGGGTGTCTGTGTGACACCTGTCTGTGTGACACCCACCAAGTTCAAGCTGTATAAATCGGTCTTGTTGAACCGCTTTTGCCGTTGCAAGAATCCGCTAGTTTCAAGCATCTTTAATTTGCGTAGAACGGTGCTTCTGCTGGCGCAGGTCATTTGCTCAAGACGCTCGACGCTAGGCCAAGCATCTCCGGTGCTTTCATTAATATGGTCAGCAACCGCTATTAGCACCAGCTTTGCCAACGGGTCTTTTATCTGCTGGTCGAATGCCCAGCTAACTGCCTTTATGCTCATTTCAGTAAATCCCCTACCTTGATTAAAACTCCTAAGCTGGTGTTACTATCACCGCCCCTTGTGTATCCGGTCTTCCGGTACTGTTCCCTAGCCACCTCTTTCACAGTGTCCAGCGGAACGATAACCACCCGATGACCAGATAATACGAAAGCCCAATATTCAGCGTGACTAGCAGCTATGCCAGATGCCTTTCCCCTGCTCTCAAACTCAATAAATATGTTGCCTGTTCTTGCCGCCATATAGTCGCGTTTGACCTCAATGGTTGCGTCAGTCAGGATGTTGCCAAGCCATTGCTCGTGTATCTGACCTAGTTGCAAGTCATATTTGAAATCGTTGTTGTATTCCATTACGCCCAACTCTCCCTCACCAGCATACACCAAGTCTCAAAGCTGACAGTCGCCAAGTCATCCTTGCCAGCAAAGTCAGCATTGATACTCGACAGCCGGACAACGCACCGAATCGGATGCCGGTCATATTTGTAGATAAGCACCGGCTCAGTACCAGACGCATCACTGGCACGTTCCACCTGTGACCACCATTCATCCTTGTGTGTTACGCCGTGAGCATACCTCTTTGCCTCGACAGTCCAACCGTCAATGCCAATCAGGTCGCCGTGGTCGCCTGCCCTATATTGCTCTAGGTCTCTCTTAACATCATCAATGCCAAGTTCATCCATAGCCATACGAGCAAGTTCACGTTCAAAATTTGCTCCTTTTCTACGTCCGTTTGTCATTAAGATTCCCCTTCCTCCGTACTATCCTTAAAAAACAAGCTATTTAATTGCTTATGGTAGATGTTCACTTTCCTTTTTGATGATTCAACCCAAGTGTTTTTATGGGAAATGCCTTTTCTTTCGCCCAACTTTTTCCAGCCAACCCCTGTCCAAAACATATTGGACGGCAAATCATCGGCGCAGCCGCAAACAAAGTCTTGCCTACCTAAGTCTAAGCCGTGGTTCAATCCTGCTTTTAACAAGGCATTACCTCGCTCAATCAACCTAGCATCCTCTTGAATTGCTATTTGGTTTACCTTCACCCATTTGCCAAACGACATAAGCAAAAACCCAACTAACTCTCCATTTTCTTCGCACACCCAAATCTTATCGTTGCAAACATTCGACCAACGCTTGCCAAGTTTCTCACCAGTAATCGCAGCCTCATATGCAGTATTTGGAATAAACCCTAAAGCGTGACTTTCTATTTTGCTCAGATGGTCTATGTATTTCAAATCCTTCAAAGTGGCTAACCTAATTATCATACTCACTGAGGTTTCTCCCCATTGCCGCCGTAATCTCCCATATCATCACCCCTCAATATGCCGTTCTCACCGACACTCTTTTGATTGTAGCTGCCGATAGTGTCAGCAGATGCAGCGGTTGGGTCATCCTCAAAGTTTGGCGAATCTTTGAACATCTCAGCGTGTCTCTCCCACTCCTCTTTTGGATTCGGGCCGTATCCATATTGGTTGCTCCACTTCTTAGGCATTATCGAACTCCTCGCACCAATCTTTCAAACCAACCTTGCCGCCTGACCATTTATAAACTTCCATCATCTTTTGCCCAGAAGGCGGTGTGCGCCGGTATATCCAATTGTTTATGGTTGCCCTTGTTACATTCAGATGACGCGCCAGGTCGGCCTGTGTCACCCCTCGTTTCATCATATGTTCTGCCAGTTTCAAGTAACTCTCCTACAAATAGAAATTAACAATATGTCAATCTGTATAAAATTATTGTTGACAGGTCAATCAGTATTTCGTAATTAAAGTTATCAAGCCAATTACGGCACCCAAGGAGTTAGGGAATGACAGACTTATTACAAAAGATGAAATCGGTAGGTGTCTACCATTTCAGTCCAAGCCAGTTGAATCGCCCATTGGCGAACTGGATGTTCGATTACGTTTACCTATCAAAAGATAAACGCCGCGAGATTATCGTTGGCGAGAATGCCGCATTCGGTACAGCAGTGCATCAGGTTATTCAAGCAGCCGTGTGCCACGGTCAGGATATTGATGGGGCTGTAGAAGAGGCATTGACCGGCTATGATTTCCATCCGGCTAATTCATCACAAGACAAGCGCGACAAGTTCCGCGAACTAATACCAGACGCCTCTAGCGTTGGCATCGACTTACTATCTCCCTTATTTAGTGGCGCACAAGAAGAGAGCAAAATCGAGTTGATGCTGGATGGCGTACTGGTACCCATTATGGGTTTTGTTGACCTGTTCAAAGATGGGTCACTGGCTGAGATAAAGACTAAGGCACCGCGTCAGGGTATGGTCAAGAAGGACGGCACAAGAAGCTGGACTAAGGCATCACTGCCTAAAGAGCCAGCGTGGGAGCATATCCTGCAAGCGGCGGTCTATTGGAAGGCCACTGGTGCCACGCCTAACATTGCGTATGTGTCATCAGTTGAGGGTGTCATCTACAACCCAGATAACTGCGAGAAAATGTCTGAGGATGTATTAAACTTTGCTATTGAGGAAATCAGACGCAAGGCAATCACTCGCCAGAACCTACTGGCAGTCAGCACAGACCCGAAAACATTGGCAGGTCTAATGGAGCCGGACTTTAATCATCCGTTCTATTGGAGCCACCAGTTCGTAAATGAAGCAAAGGAGTTATGGAGCAATGTCTAACGTATGGAACACACTGAGTGCTATTGATTGTTCAAAGCACGTTGAGAAGAAAAACGGATTCACCTATTTGTCGTGGGCGTGGGCTTGGAGCATTCTAAAGCAGCACTATCCGACAGCGCAGTACACCAAGCATCTGTTTCAAGTAAATGGCAACAACCTGCCTTATATGATGGATGCAGAAGGTAATGCGTATGTGACCGTTACCATCAAGATTATGCCGGAGAACAATGCTGAGAGCATCACGGCTTTGGAATCAGCTACAGAGGTTATGCCTGTGCTGAACCACGCTAACCGGCCTATCAAGAATCCTAACAGCTTTGAGGTAAACGCCTCATTGCAACGCTGTATGGTAAAGGCAATCGCGGCTCTTGGCCTTGGTTGCTACATCTATGCTGGTGAAGATATGCCGATGGAATCACCAACGGCTATGGCTGAGTCTCCGAATATAAAGTCAGACACACCAGCACCAAAGAAGATTGCGTCACCTCTCACTGTAGAGCAGGAGATTGCATTGGCTCCCGATGTTGATTCACTGAAAAAACTGTATAGCCGCTTGGGGCCAGCGGCAGGACAGCACAATAGTGCATTTACAAAACGTAAGAAGGAGTTAGCAGCTAATGGCTGATTACGACAACAATTTGAGGGGCGTACTGTTCCCGAATGACAAGGGCGATAACCCAAAGCGTCCAGATATGACAGGCAGTATGGAGATTGACGGTACCAAATACCGCATCTCTGCTTGGAACAAAACCAGCCAGAAGGGCAATGACTTCTTGTCCTTTGTGGTCGAAGAGGATGACGGCAGCCGCAAGGCAGCACCAGCGAACAACGGTGCAAGCAACCAGATGGATGACGCTATTCCGTTTTAGTGTCTAACCTAGATAGGCTGGCGGTTCACACCTCGTTCGTCAGCCTATCGACCCAATAAAGGGAAGCTATGTGGAAGAGAAAAAAACCTAAGAAAATTGTTAGTTCAAGAATGAGCAAGTGCAGTTTCTGCGACAAACAGTTCGATTGGATGACCACACCAGCCATAGTTAATGGCGCAAAAAAGGAGTTTTGTGGATATGAATGCTTTAGTAAGAATTTTGAAAACGCTGTTCGGCACGACTACGGAGCCGACTTCGACAACCTCTGACTTTGATAAGATTATCAATGCAACAATAGAGGTGACAGGTGTCACCCGCATACAGATGCTGTCTAAGCGCAGGGTAAAGGAATATGTCCAAGCTAGACATCTTGCTATGTATATGGCTCGTGAGATGACCACGATGAGTTTGCCAGAGATAGGAAGAGAAATGCAGCGTGACCACACGACAGTCTGGTACGCTTCTGAGAAGCTTGCAAAGCGCGGTAGAGGCGCAACAAAGCTGAACAGAGACATAGCTAAAATAAAACAGCTTGTGGCCTGATGAGCATTAAACCAATCACGATAGCAGTCTACCCTGATGGACTGCTTATCACTATTGATGGTAAAAGTTACCTCAAGAGAATGACCGCCAAGCAGAAGCTGTCTATGGCAAAAGAAATAATCAGTAGAGTTGTGAGTGATTCGGGGGATGAATGTCTAGGACTAGGCACATTGCAGTCAGAACTATCGGACACACAGTCGCAGGCCAAATCGGGGAACACATAGCAGCAGCCGCCATTCTACAGCAAGGATGGGGAGTTGCTATGGCTATGCAGGATTCAGTTGACCTTGTGGCTTGGAACAAAGAAACAGGCCAGCGTCTTCTCATACAAGTTAAATCTGCACAGCTAAGTCGCGGAGATAAAAACAGATTAGAGTTTCAACTAGGTCTTGGCAAAAATAAACGCTTACCAATACGCTATGATTTTGACATAATAGCCCTTGTCTCATCAGAGCAACGAGCAGTGTACTTTATGCCTGTCACTGCCATCAGACAAAAGAAAATGAACAAGCAGCCTTCGTTCTTTGAGAACTCAGAGCTAGAGGCTGACTCTTGGCTCAAATCAGTAGAGGATTTACGATATGAACTTACCTAACAGACGCCCTTGCGTAACAACAGACATTGGTGCAGGTTTAGCAGTAACAGTTAGCTTTCACCCGCAAACAGGCGAGGCTGTTGAGGTATTTATGACTGGTCGTGGCAAGGCTAGTGAGAACTCACTTACAGAAGCTCTGTACCAGCTTGGCGTTACTGCGTCTAAGCTAATGCAGGGAGAACACGAGGATGAAAATGAAACTCGACAAACTGCGTGACGAAATAGTTGCTGATGAGGGATGTGAGTTTAAGATTTATCTCGACCATTTAGCACTAAAAACTTTCGGTATCGGTCATTTGGTTACTGAAGATGACCCAGAGCATAAGATGGCGATTGGCGAACCTGTCAGCAAAGACAGGGTGCATCAGGCGTTTAATCTGGATATCCTGGTGACGATTGAAGACTGCCGCCGTTTGTATGATGATTTCGATGAACTGCCAGAAGAGTGCCAGCATATCGTAGCCAATATGATGTTTAATCTTGGCTACCCTCGACTGTCTCGCTTTGTCGGTATGAAGGCCGGTGTCGATGCTCGTAACTGGCATAAGGCAGCAGATGAAATGGTTGACAGCAAATGGTATACTCAGGTTCCGAATCGCGCAAAGCGGTTAGTTGAACGTATGAGAGACCTAGCGAATGAGCCAGAAACTACTTGAATATAAGATAATTCCACGCTGTATGATGCTTGCATTTACCATAATGGCTTGGAACGTATGCGATTGGTTTATGAGCCTTGGCGCAGCAGCAACGACACAACAAACGGCATTTGTAAGCACCATAGTCGGAGCGGCTACTGGTGCTT